GCGATGTCATGGGTGTCGATTGTGTCGCCTTCGAGCCGTACTACACAGGTGGGAAGGACTCAGGATTCGACATCGAGGGCGCGAGATACATCACAGATGTGTTTTTGGAGCGTGTCGCGGATGGAACTGAGTTCGATTCGATCTTTTTGGCGTCGGTTCTCAATAGTGTGCCATTTTCCACCGATAGACGACGCATAGTGACGCTCGTGAGCGCTTTGAGCAGCCCAGGGAGTGTCATATATGCAGGGGCCATATCAAGAGCCTCAGATCGCTTCCAGGCGGCTGTGGGGGCAAAGGACAATATTTCCAACCATGAAACACAGTTTGACTCGTCTTTTGCGGCTGGATACGAAGAAGGGGTCGTAGTTTCCGATTTGATGAAGCATCCGAAGGCCCAAAAGTATTTCACGGTCGATGAATGGCGTGAACTTTGGAGCAGAGGCTTCTCTGATGTCCAGTCGTATCTCTACAAGCCGAATCAACTTGTCCAAGCCGTGTGTCGAGATCCTCTGCCGGTGAATCCTGTCGAGTTGGCAGAGGCGATTCGCTTCGAGTTCGATCTCCCATTTCCCGATGAGACGCTTGATCGAGTCGAGCAGGCTCTTGATGCCTTCTCTCAGCGTCTTGAGATGGCGCTCTAGGATAAGAGTATGTCTGCACCACCGATATTGCCAACGAGCGATGCCCCAGCGCCACCTATGTCGCCAGCCGTCCCTGACGCTCCCGCTCCTCCCCATGGTTGATTTTGTAAAGGGTGACGCCGTGTTCGGCCCGTCCGGCCGCATCATCCTCCAAGACTTGAACGTGGCCCTGTCGAGCAACTTCAAAGAGATGCCCAAACATCGGCCCATGTCGAAGTTTGTCCAGGAGGTGGAGGAATACCGCTCCTGGATAGTTGATCTCTTAAAGCACGAGTATGTGATTCTTGTGACGGCCCGTTCAGTCATCTACGAAGACATGACCCTGGAGCGGATCAAGTCGCTTACAGATTGGCAACCGAATCAATCGTGCTTCAATCCCTGGGAGGATCCGAGTGGCAAAGGCGCACTCAGGGCCCACCGAGCGAAGGCACGGTATTTGAAGGAAGTCATCATGCCTGTGTATGGGGATGACCCCTCAACGTATTTCGCTATCGAGTCGAACAAGTTCACCAGAGCGATGTATAGGGCGAACGACATTGAATGCCGTGACGCCAATAGGGACGATTCGCAGCCCTGGAAAACGCTGTTGCCATAAACTGTTTACATGGCAGTTCAACCATGGATAGTCGAGGGCTACGATTTCGATTCGTTGATGAAGCGGGTAGGGCATTTCGCTGACCTGCTTTTAGAACACGGTCTTCTTGCTTTCAGAGAAGTCCATTTAACCCGCCCCGAGCACGGCACTTTCTTTAGGGCCCTCGGCGCGGTTCATAATCACTTCAGGCCCCTCGGTGGTGTTCCAACGGGCCAACCCCCCGAGGCCGAGCCCGACTTTGTTGGGTTGACCAAAGCCGATGATGATTATTCCTGGAGGGGGGAAACTTCGACGTTCTTGGCTGAATCACACGGTCAAGCCTTCAAGGCTTTCGCAGACGGCGAGGCTCCATGGGGTGATTGGGATAACTCTAAAGACGGTCGTTCTAATATCAATACGGTTCTCCCTTGGCATATTGAGTGCCCTATGAACGAGTGGCCGCAAATAGCGTCGGCGTGGACGATGCCTTGGAAGATTTGCCCTCCAGAGCAGGGGGCTACAGGGTTCTGCGACTACCAGGATCTGTATGACATCCTGGATGGGGATCTACAGGAGTTCCTCCGAACTGAACCGGCGTACATAAACGACATCCGTTATTCGTCTGAACACACACACCTAGATGGGTATCCGGTGTCACCTGGTTACAACGGCGAGTTCATTAGGCCGGTGGCGTTGCCACATCCGGTCACTGGGAAATACTCGATTCGTCATTCCCCATGTTTGGCCACTGGGTTTATTAGCGAGGGACTGGATGAGCAAATGCTCAGGTTCAAAGAAGCGGTTAGGGAGTACACCAATAACAACCATTATTTCTGGGAATGGACTATTGGCGATCTTCTAATAGTCGACCTATGGCGTATGGCTCATACCGTTAGTGACTTTCCGTTAGGGGAACGAACAATGGTCGGCACCTGGGGTTATGGGATTGATGCCCCAGATCACCCATGAAAGCGTCGTACAATCCCCCTATGCGCGATGTAGTAGTTCAAGATGGCCCTTGGGAGTTCACAGAAGAAGTCGCGACTGTGTTCGAGGACATGCTCGAACGCAGCATCCCTGATTACGAGAAGATGAGAGAGTCGGCTTGTGCTATCGCCGCACCGGCGTTGGCTAGAGGAACAGATCCCGTGTGTCTTTCAAGGGTGCTCGATATTGGGTGCTCAAACGGGATAGCCCTCCAACGCCTCGACGCTTACGCCTTGACAAATGGGCACACGATTGACCGATTGGTTGGTCTCGACATTTCTGAACCGATGCTCGATAAAGCCAGAGAAATAGAGGACGAGAGATACTGGTTCCTTTACCAGGATTTATGCGAGCATCTGCCCTTCCCTGACGACTCCTTTGATGTTGTTCTGTCAATATTGACGATCCAGTTTTGCCCGATAGTCCAGCGTCAACGCATACTGGATGAGGTCTCGCGGATTCTTCGACCTGGGGGCCGACTGGTTCTCGTGGAGAAAGTGCTAGGGGCGACACAGGAGATAGATGACGACATGATTGACATCTATTACGACCATAAGAGGGACATGGGTTATACCGACGAACAGATTGAACGTAAGAGACTCAGCCTGGAGGGGGTGTTGAATCCGGTGACTCCAGAATGGAATGAAGTCCAGTTGGACACTGCTGGGTTCCTGGAAATCGACTGTTTCTGGCGGTGGATGAACTTCGCTGGTTGGATAGCGATCAGGTGAAGGAACCAGCACGCCCAAAGGGCGGCCTTCTGTTGCCCAAAGAGAAGCGCGAGACCTTGCTGAAGTTGATCTCAGCGGGGAACTACCAGCGCACAGCGTGTCGCGCCGCTGGGGTTTCAGAGTGGACCTTCCATGATTGGAAGAAGAAGGGCGACCAGGCTCGCGAAGATAAAGAAAACGGGGTTGCTCTTACTGAAACCCAGGAAGAACTTCTCTGGTTTGTTGATGAACTCGATGAGGCCCGCGCTAAGGCCGAAGCGACTCTTGTTGCCAGGTGGTACACCGAGGCCGCCGATGGGGACTGGCGGGCGGCTGAAAGGTTCCTGGCTAAAGCATTTCCAGAGCGGTGGTCTGATCCGGCGACTCGTTTGGAGATAACAGGGGCGGGGGGTGGACCTGTTGCTCAGTTGTCGGCTCATATGCACATGCTGCAAGAGGCCGACCCCGATAGACAGCGTAAAGTGTTAGAAGCGCTGGTTGAGTCAGGAGACCTGCCAGTGGATGTGTTGGAGGCATGGGATGGAGACGGACGAGACGAGGGGCAAGTTATCGACGCTGATGTCGTGGAAGGCCCCGTGCAACATTCGGATTCCGAGAGTTCCTCATCCGAAACAGCAAGCGTTCCTGACCTGGAACACGACTAGAGAAGCATTATTCGGCGGGGCCGCTGGTGGCGGCAAGTCAGATGCTTTGTTGATGGCAGCGCTTCAGTATGTTTGCGTGCCTGGGTACAGCGCTCTCTTGATGCGTCAGACCTTCCCTCAGTTATCTGGCCCCGATGGGTTTATTGACCGCACAACAGAGTGGCTTAAAGACCAGGGTGCCGATTACAACGTCACTAATAAGCGGTGGACGTTTGCTTCTGGTGCCACATTGACGCTCGGTCACTGTGAGCGAGATGAGGATCGGTACAACTTCCAGTCGTTCGCTTATCAGTTCGTGGGGATAGACGAGTTGACTCACTGGCCGACTGACAGGGTGTATCTCTATGTCGGCTTTTCGCGTGTGCGTAAACCGAACCCTGATCCCTCTCTCAGGGCTTGCCCGCATTGTGGAATGACCCTCGCTGACGTGCCGCTACGGA